TGTTCCCTTCAACTGCGGGAGCATCGGGCGACCTTGGGAGAGACGAAGAAGGTTATTTCGTCCGCACCATCACAAGCACTAAAGGAACCTGATTATTTCCTTGACTTTTCGAAACAAGAAACTATAATATAATTGTTTAGAAAGTGAGGAATTATGCAACGCACCAAATCATCTATCCCTTTTGTCGGCCTGCACGCTCATAGCGTAGCAGGCTCTCCTTTTGATGCTCTTGGATACCCCCAGGATCACATGAACTTCGCATATGATAACGGAAGTGAAGCTTTAGCCTTAACGGATCATGGCAACATGAATGGATTGGCATATCAAATCTTACATGCCAAAAAGATGAAGGCGGAAGGAAAAAACTTTAAGCCAATTTACGGTGTCGAGGCTTATTTTGTCCCTTCGGTCAAGAGTGGAGAGAAGAATACGACAGAGTACAAGAAGACAAAAAAGCAGCAGCTAAGGCAAAAAAAGATACCGAGAAGATTACCGCTGAGAACGAGGGAGCTTCCAAGGGTAAAAGCAACAAGTTGCGAACACGCAGCCACTTGATTTTACTCGCCCAGAATCAAGAAGGTCTTAACAATATCTATAGCTTGATCTCCGAATCCTTTCAAGGGGATAATTTTTATCGTTATCCTCGCATGGATTTCGACCTCTTGAAGAAGTATAGTAAGGGTATAATAGCCTCCAGCGCTTGCCTCGGCGGCGTCTATGCAACCTTGTATTGGAACAACAAGGACAAGGGCGAAGAGGCTATTTTGCAAGCGATGCGGGATACTACCAAAAAAATGTTAGATATTTTTGGTGATCGTTGGTATGGAGAGCTTCAGTGGATCAAGTCCAAAGATCAGCACCACCTTAACCACTATGTCCTTCAAATGAAAGAGGAATTTGGAATACAAGTAATTTCGACTGCCGATAGCCACTATCCAACGCCGACCTCTTGGAAGGACCGGGAGCTTTACAAGCGCCTGGGAATTCTGCCTCTCATAACTAAGTACAAAGACAAACCAGACGAACTGCCAGACTGGCTCTCGCCAGAACTGCCAGAACAATTGGAGGAAGTCGGTTATGAGTTATATCCAAAAAATGGCGATCAAATGTGGGAATCATATAAAGAATACAGTAGGTATTCTGACAGACCTTATAATGATTCTGACATTCTTTCTTCTATTAGTCTTACCCATGAGATTGCTTTCAATCGCATCGAAGACTTTATACCAGACAATAAAGTGCGTTTGCCGTCCTTTGTTGTGCCTGAAGGAGAAACTGCTACTAACGCGCTTATAGCTCAGTGCATTAGCGGACTAAAGGAATTCAAGCTCCACAAAAAGAATGAATATGTGGATCGATTGCGACACGAACTGCGCGTCATTGACGAGAGAGGGTTCAGCAAGTATTTCCTTACAATGAAAGCTATTTCTGACAAAGCGAACGAACATATGCTATCAGGACCAGGCAGGGGCTCTGCCGCTGGCTCCCTGGTAGCGTATGTTCTTGGTATCACCCAAGTTGACCCAATCAAGTACGGGCTTTTATTTAGTCGCTTTTTGCGATCTGATGCAAAAGATTACCCTGATATCGATTACGATGTATCGGATGCGTTTGGTCTTAAAGAGATCTTGGCAGACGAATGGGGGAATAAGACGGTTATTCCTATTTCTAATTTTAACACTCTTCAGCTTCGCTCCTTAATTAAGGATATTAGCAAGTTTTATGATGTTCCCTTTAAGGAAGTCAACTCGGTCACGTCCGTGATGGAAAAAGAAGCAATGCCTAAAGCGAAGGCGAAGCACGGCATTAAGGCGGGGGTTTATGCTCCGACTTTTGACGAAGTAATGGAATACTCTGATTCCCTTCAGATATTTTTGAGAAAATACCCCCAAATTAAGACCCACGTTGAGGCTTTATTTGGACAAAGACGATCGGTTTCGAGACACGCTGGCGGCGTTGTTATCGGAGAGAATCTTGATAAGTACATGCCTCTTATCAGTTCAGGCGGCGTCTTACAAACCCCGTGGTCAGAAGGGCAGAATGTTCGTCACTTGGAGCCTTTAGGGTTTATTAAATTTGACTTGCTGGGACTGTCCACTCTTGAGATGATTGAATCCTGTGTTAAGCACTTGCTTCGAAGGGAGCACAACGTTGAGAACCCTACATATGAGGATGTTAGATGCTGGTACAATAAACACCTGCATCCAGATACTATCAACTTAAACGATGAAGATGTTTATAAACACGTTTTTCACAAAGGCAATATTATTGGGATTTTCCAATTTACGAATGAAGGAGCCCAGAAGTTTTGCGTAAGCGCAAAGCCTACCAATATTATCGACATATCCGCCATTACTTCTATTTATAGACCAGGGCCGTTATCTGCCAAAGTTGATTTAGAATACACAAAGGCGAAGAAAAGCCCCGATGGTATTCACTATGTTAATGATATTGTAAAAGAAGTGACCGCTGAAACGGCAGGCTTTCTAATATTTCAGGAACAGATCGCGCTTCTTGCCCACAAGCTTGGAAAGGATATAAGCATGGACGAGGCGAATCTGCTTCGGAAGCTTTTGACCAAAAAGGGAACGGGCAAGGGATCACAAGAGAAAGAAAAAATTAAAGTTAAATTCATTGAAGGATGTGCAGAAAAGAAGATTGACAGAGCTACAGCCGAAGCGATGTGGAAGAAGTTTGAATACTTCTCAGGATATGGTTTCAACAAGAGCCATGCAGTATCTTATTCGATACTTTCCTATCAGTGTGCTTGGCTATACTATTATTATCCAGAATGTTGGGCAGCGGCATTTCTTGATAAGGAACCCGAGTCGCGCAAGGAGTACGCGGTAAACTTAGCACAAAAGCACGGATTCCAGATTCAGAAGGTTGATATTAACAAATCTACTGAACAATGGGAGATAACGGAAGGAACTACTCTTATCCAGCCCCTAAGTTCTATCAAGGGACTGGGAGACAAGGCTATAGAACAGATTCTTAGTAATCGACCGTTTGATACGCCCGAGGAGCTTTTGTTCAATGACGATGTCGTTTACTCTAAATTAAACAAAAAGGCACTGGAAGCCCTTTGCTATAGCGGCGCTCTTCACTCTCTTGTGGATGATAGGTTTACTGGACTAAAGCACTTTTGGTCAGCATGTATATTCAATCGTCCTAAAACAAAGAAAAAACTCTTATCCCATATTGATGAATTTAGAACAGCCGAGGACTTCTCGCCCGAAGAGCGCATCGAGCACATCTCCTCAAGAACTGGAATATATCCTTTTGATTTAGTGGTAACTCAAGAAATCCGCGACGCCATTGATTATTATAAGGTGCCTCCTTTGGGGAATTGGGACAGTAACTTAAGGTCTGCATGGTTCATTCCGCGAGAGGCTATTAAGCGGAAGACCAAGACTGGTCGCGAGTATTGGATTGTCAAGGTTATCGATGAAACCTCGACGATATCCACCATTCGATGTTGGGGCATTGTCCCCGGTTCCGATGTCATTCACTTAAATCGTGTTTACGCTTCTGCGTTGGAATACCATCCCATTTGGGGATATTCTACTAAATCCATCAGGCAGAATTTTAAACTATTGGGTTGACTTAAACTAGAAAGAGAGGTATAGTATGTCAAGTAAGTTACGAAATATGAAGAGAAAGAAGGATAAGAAAATTAAAAAGGATATTCAAGAAAAGATGTTTATGTTCGATAAGATCGGAGATCATTGTGAGACTTGTCAGAAACCTTTCGACAAAACAAACCGAGATCAGGTAAGTAGTTGGAACGTTGTTGTTAAAGAGGAGCAAAACGTCGTAAGACTTTATTGTCCTGAATGTTGGAAGAAGGCGCTAAGCATCATTGATGATTTTAAAAAGCGTGTGGAGGCTCGCAATGATACTTGAATATTCTCGTCTTCGAAAAGATGCAATACCACCTACTAGAGGCAACCCCAGCGACGCCGGTCTGGATGTTTTCTTCAATCCAAAAGATGGAAAAGGCGTTACTTTAACATCAGGGCAAAGCGAAAGGTTCCAAACTGGACTGCGCTTCGGCGTCCCTCATGGATATATGCTCCAAGTAATGAACCGTTCTTCTGTGGCAGCGAAGCGTAACCTTGTTGTTGGAGCACATGTTGTTGACTCTGGTTATGATGGTGAGGTGTTTGTTGACCTCCATAACATCGGCAGCACCAACCAGACAGTAGAGGCAGGAGCCAAGATCGCTCAAGTTGTACTAATACCAGTTGTGCCCTTCCGACCTCTGGAGTCAGACTCTGGACATCTTTATAGCTCGCACCCTATTGCAATTTCTGACAGAGGCGAAGCCGCGCTAGGGAGCACAGGAGAATAAAATGGAAAAACCTAAGAAGAAGAAATCTTGTGGACGCTGTCAGAATGTGCCGAAAGATGATGCGTGTGTGTCTACTTCCGAAAAGGTTGACCACCCGCCACACTATAATACTGGCAAAATAGAAGTCATCGATGCCATTGAGGCATGGAACCTCAATTTTAATTGCGGGAACGTTGTAAAGTATATTGTGCGGCACAAACACAAGGGAAGTCCAATAGAGGATATAGAAAAAGCAGTTTGGTATTTAACTAGATATCTTGTGCAACTCAAGGAGGAGGAAAGAAATGCAAGTTCACAGCCCTAAACACTGGCACAGTAACGAGGATATGAGAGATACGTTATCGTTCGATGATGTATTACTCCAGCCCCAATACAGCGATCTTAATACTCGTAAGAGTGTCGATCTAACTTCTTATCTTGATAGCGTCCTGGGCTTTAAGCTGCCTGTTATCGCTAGTCCTATGGATACTATTACGGAAACCGACATGGCTCTGTCTATGGACAGCGCTGGGGGCTTAGGAGTAATCCATCGATATAACAGTATTGATGAACAGTTGAAACTGGTTCGAAATGTGTGGAGAAAAAGCCCCGATGCAAAAGTCTCAGCAGCTATTGGCGTTACGGGCAATTATTTTGAAAGAGCCATGGCGCTATGCGAGGCAGGGGTTCAGGTTTTATGTTTGGATGTAGCTCACGGTCATCATATCCTGGTTAAAAAAGCGCTCCATGAATTAAAGAATACTTTCGCCGATTCGGTGCATGTGATGGCGGGGAATGTTGCCACCTTGGAAGCTTTCGATGATCTATCTCGCTGGGGCGCGGATAGTGTTAGGGTTGGAATCGGAGGCGGCTCAATTTGCAGCACCAGACTAGTTACTGGCCACGGGATACCAACTTTTCAAAGTATATTAGACTGTGCAAAAACAAAATATGACACCAAGATTATCGCAGATGGCGGTATCAAAACAACAGGTGATATGGTAAAAGCGTTCGCTGCTGGAGCAGATTTTGTGATGGTGGGCTCGCTTTTAGCAGGCACCAGGGAAACCCCAGGAGATGTCCTCGAAACCAACGAAGGAATTAAATACAAAGTCTACAGAGGCATGGCTTCGCGAAACGCGCAAAAGGATTATCGTGGAAGATCCTCAACTCCAGAAGGAATTTCTACTACAGTTCCTTACAAAGGCGGTGTCGAGCAAGTCCTTCAAGATTTTCACGGCGGGATTGCTAGTGGGTTATCTTATACGGGTGCTTCTAGCTTAAAAGAGTTTAGAAGTAAGAGGACTTTTGTGAAGCAAACTTCCGCAGGAAAGGCTGAAAGCAACACGCATATCTTAGGAAGAAACAAGTGAAACCTTTATTAATTTTAGTAGGGGCTTTATTACTAACCTGTGCAGAGCCTATAACATATGAATGCGATGGGTGGGAGAAGCGACAATGCACTTGTCCTGACGGTCAAGAAGGTATGCAGCGATGTTCACGCGGTCA